TGACGCATCTGACCAGTTACTACAACAAAACATGTCTGAAGCGCAACAACAGGAAGCGCAACAAAAAGCGCAAGACCCTATGGTGCAAATGCAGCAACAAGAACTTCAACTTAAACAAGGTGAGTTAGAGCGTAAATCTGCTAAAGACAAAGCTGACAATGAAATTGCTATGAAAGAACTTCAGATAGAAGCAGCTAAATTAGAGTCTGATGAACGACAAGCGCTACAAAAACTTATGGCTGACGGAGTAGCTAAAGAAGGCGCTCTAAACGTACAACAACTAATTGAAGGTGCTAAGTTAGCTGTTACAGCAGGCAAAAATAATGGGTCTAACAATCAATGACCATTTTTGAAGTATTAAAAAAAGAAATAGATATTAAAGAAACACTATTACTTGATAAGCTAAGTAGTGGCAGCATTAAAGATCATTCAGAATATAATTATGTGTGTGGAAACATTAGTGCACTACGCAGTATTATGGAGTATATTACTGAACTAGAATCAAACTTTGAGGAAGATTAATGAGTAATGTAGCTCCTATAGATGAATCTGCAACAGCAACCCAACTACCAGAACCACAAGGATACCGCATCCTCTGCGCTATTCCTGACATAGAAGACAAATTTGATAATGGTATTATTAAAACAGAAGAAACCATTAAAAACGAAGAGATACTGGCTACAGTATTATTTGTAGTTAAGCTAGGTACAGACTGCTATAAAGATGAAAGCAGGTTTCCTAGCGGCCCTTACTGCAAAGAAGGTGACTTTGTATTGGTTAGACCCCACACAGGGACTAAGATAAATATACATGGCAAAGCCTTTCGTTTAATAAATGATGATTCTGTAGAAGCAGTAGTTGACGATCCACGAGGAATACAAAGACAATAATTTTAACTAAAAGAGGATAGTGTAATGCCACAAACCGCATTAGAGAATGAAGCAGTTGAGGAAGAAGTTGTAGAAACCCCAGAAGCTGTTGAAGAAGAATTTGAAATTGTCGTTGAAGATGATACCCCTGAAGAAGACCGTGATCGAGAGCCTATGCCAGAAGAAATTGTGGATACTCTTGAAAAAGACGAGCTTGAAGAATATTCCGTAGAAAAAGCCAAACAACTTAAAAAAGTGTGGCATGACGAACGTAGGGCTAAAGAAGAAGCTCAACGTGAGCGTGACGCAGCAGTTGCATATGCTAAACAACAGCAAGAAGAAAACAAAAAGTTCAGAGCTGACCTTAACAAAGGCGAAGAAGCTCTTATGGAGAATAGTAAATCTTCTGCAGAACATGAGCTACAGCTTGCTACAAAAATGTATAAAGAAGCGTTTGAGGCGGGTGAAGCTGATCAAGTAGCTGATGCACAAGCTAAAATGGTATCAGCGCAATCTAGGCTTCATGCAGCAGAAAATTACGAACGGCAATATGGAGAGGTTGAACAAGCCGAACAAAACGAAGGGTGGAATATCCAACCTCAACAAGAACAACAACCCCAAATAGACCGTAAAGCTCTAGCTTGGCAGAAAAAAAACGAGTCTTGGTGGGGTACTAATCGCAAAATGACAAGTTTTGCATTTGGGATGCACGAGGAGTTAGTATCGCAAGGTATTGACCCTGATGTAGACTCAGATGAATATTATAGTAGCATTGACAAAGAAATGCGGTTAAGATTTCCAGAAGAATTTGAAGGAGAGACACCAGAAGCAGATGCGTCACCCCGTTCTGCAGCGAAAGCAAAAACTGTTGTATCTTCTGCGAAGCGTACTACCAAATCAAAGAAAGTAGTGCTAAAGGATTCTGAAGTTAGACTGGCGCATCGTCTAGGATTAACCCCCGAAGACTATGTACGTGAAAAACTAAAACTAGAAGGTACAGCGTAATGGAAGAAACAAAACCAAAAAGTCGAGTAAATCGAACTAAGCGGGATGTTGAAAGTCGCGCTACGCAGGAACGACCAAAACAATGGAAAGCTCCTGAGATACTGCCTGAAATAAACAAGGAAGATGGGTACTCCTATCGCTTTGTTCGCACCAGCACTATGGGAGTGCCTGATGCTAAGAATGTATCCGCTAAGTTTAGGGAAGGTTGGGAACCTGTAAAGGCGTCTGAACATCCAGAAGCTATGGCAATGGTTGACCACGACAGTAAATTTGAGGATTCGATAGAGATTGGTGGGCTGCTTCTCTGCAAAACTGATGAGGAGCTTACTAGACAGAGGGACGCACATTACTCTCAGAAAACTGGAGATGTAATGGAAGCCGTCGATAATAACTTTATGCGTGACCAAGATCCTCGTATGCCACTGTTCAATGACCGCAAAACGAAAACAGACTTTGGCAAGGGATAAACGGTTGCGTTAACTTTCTGTTTATAAGCAAAGGAGCTTAAAAATGGCATATCCAAGCGTTGACGGGCCTTATGGCCTAGTCCCCGTAGGATTAGTAGGCGATCGCTCTTATAATGGGGGATTTACCCAGAAAGGTATTGCTTCTGAATATGGTACAACTATATTTCAGGGTGATATCGTTAAAGGCGTTACAGGTGGTACTGTAGAAAAAGATACAGGTACTACTGCTTGCACTCCTATCGGAATATTTGTTGGGTGTTCTTTTACGGACGCTTCAATGGGGCCACGGTTTCAAAACTATTGGCCTGCAAGTCAAGTAGCAACGGATGCAGTAGCATACATTGTTGATGACCCTAACGTATTGTTCAAGATTGCAATTACATCTTCGGGTGTGGTTATCAGTTCTTTAGCAATAACCGACATAGGCGCAAACCTACAAATCACGCAAACCGCAGGAGACACTATTAATGGTGTATCTCGTGTGTCTGCTGATGATACGTCTGCGACTACTAACACTTTTCCTGTACGAGTCGTGAGTCTAGTTGAAGAAACTCGCAATACTTCTGGTGGTTACACTGAAGCAATTTGCAAGTGGAACGCTGGGCATCAATACGGCAATACTACAGGCGTTTAAAGGAGTAATTTGAGATGACTATAAGCAGAGCGCAGATGCTCAAAGAGCTTTTACCCGGTCTCAATGCTCTTTTTGGGCTTGAGTACAGCAGGTATGGTGAGGAGCATAAAGAAATTTATGAAAACGAAACTTCAGAGCGAGCGTTTGAAGAAGAACAGAAACTATCTGGTTTTTCTGCAGCACCCGTAAAAGCTGAAGGTTCAGCTATTGAGTATGATAATGCTCAAGAAGCATACACAGCGCGTTATACACACGAAACTATTGCGATGGGATTTTCGATCACAGAGGAAGCTATAGAGGATAACCTTTATGACTCTCTTTCTGCTCGATATACCAAAGGTCTAGCTCGTGCGATGGCGTACACAAAGCAGATTAAGGCAGCGAATGTCTTAAACAGAGCTTTTAACAGCAGCTACACGTATGGTGATGGAAAAGTGCTTTGCGCTACAGATCACCCGCTTGTATCTGGTGGAACTAACTCAAACCGTCCGTCTTCTGGCGCAGACTTGAATGAGACTTCTTTGGAAGCCGCTATCATTCAGCTTGCTAACTGGACTGACGAACGTGGACTTCTAATAGCTGCGAAAGCTAACAAACTTATTATCCCAGCGGATCTTATGTTTGTTGCCGAGCGACTAATGAAGACCGACAACAGAGTTGGTACTGCAGACAACGACATCAACGCGATCAAGTCAATGGGCGTTGTACCGGGTGGGTTTAGTGTAAACAACTTCCTAACCGATACTAATGCTTGGTTCTTGACTACTGATGTCCCTAACGGTCTGAAGCACTTTACTCGTGCGCCAATGGCTACGTCTATGGACGGTGATTTTGACACCGGAAATGCTAGGTATAAGGCACGAGAAAGATACTCCTTTGGTGTATCTGATCCATTAGGAATCTTCGGTTCGCCCGGATCTTCCTAATAATACTTTTAAAGTATATGAAAGGGGGCCTTGTGCCCCTTTTCTTTTTTGTGTACCCTCAACATAACTAGGAATTTTATAAACTATAACGACTGCCCTAGCAGACACTTATTATGACGTTATGGTGAAACCTTTAATAAGGAGGTTAGTCAAATGGCTAATACAAGTTTTACAGGCGCAGTCCGATCCGAAAACGGATTTACTAAAATATCAAAAGCTGCTGGCACAGGCGTTATTACAGAAGGCTCTACTTATTCAGATGCTGCATCTATTACAGGTGTAACTTCTGCTACTGGCGGTCTTGTTATTGGAGCTGCGGATAGCCTTAAATTAATCGCTGTTACTGCAACTACAGGCACTATTGCTGTCACAGACGATACAAATACAATTGTTACAATCGCCCAACCTGCGGGAACTATCTTAAAAGATTTAATAGCTTACCCTGCTGGCAACATCGTCACAGGCGGTTCTAGCGGCAATGACCTTGACATCTTTATTGGTACAGCTTCTGCTGGCGCACAGCTTCTTGCTGCTACAGCATTACTAGATGATGGCGGTGCTGCCGTAACTTGGACAGCTAACGTACCGTTATACATCATTGAAAACTCTCACGGTCAAGCAGCTAATGCTTTTGCTACCGCAGGTATTGGCCCTAAAGGTGGCCCAGCTACTTCTGAAGCTATTGTTATTGCAGCAGCCTTATATAGTGCAGCCGCAAGGGACATTTTCGTTACTCTACGCCCAATAGGGGCTG